CCTCCAAGTGGCATACGAGCCAGCAGGGCACGCTGGGCGAGATCGAGTTCTGGGAGGTCGGGTCGTGAAGCTGGTCAAGCTGGGGCGGTGGCTGGCGCTGCCTGAGGGCCTCGTCGACGCGAAGATCGGGACCATTGATCTCCAGGCCGAGCGACGGTTCAAGCACCGCGAGTGGCTGCCGCGCTAAAAGCATGTCGATTTCTAACAGATCGGCGCGAAATTTGGTTGACACCGATACCCGAGGTGGTACTATATAAGGGTAGGGCGATGACGCTCTACAGCGCCAAGGAGGGCATTATGAAAGTTTGGCTTTTAACCCGGAACCACCGCTGCAACCCCGGCGATATGACAGACGTCGTTGTTCGCGCGCCGAATGAGCGCACGGCGCGCGCCCTCGCGGACGCCATGGCTGGTGATGAGGGGGCGGATATCTGGACCTGCTCGCGCAGCGTCAAGTGCGAGCCGGCTGGAGAAGGCGACGCCGAAGTCATCATGCGCGGCATGTACGAGGATTAGGGCGTGGGTCGACATGACCCGCGCAAACAACACCACAGCCCTAGCCGCCGCCGCATGCGCAATAGCGTTTGCGGCGGTAGTGGTGGGTTTCGACAAGCTAAACCTTGGAAAGTCGGTGGCCGAAGCCTTATTGCGCCAGCGAGTTCAGCCGCCCGGAGTCTTGCTTCTTTTGCGTGAACAGGTCGTATAGCATTGGGCTTCGTCGCCATCTGCATCTGGTACGCCGGGTGCGCCTTCACCTACGAGCAGCGCATGGTCGAGCACGAGAACTACCTCGCCGGGCCGATGGTCACTGAGGACCGCGAGACCCTCGCTGGGCTCAACGGCTACGTCGACCCAGTCGACCGGGCTCGCGCTGAGGGCAGGGTGGAGCGGCTGGGCGCCAAGCCGGGGACGGTCAACCTCCCCGACATCGGGCCGCTTGGGCTGGCCGCGTTCCTGCACGCGCTGGTGATGTGGTCCGCTGGGGCGATGCGCCGGCCGACCAAGGTGACGTGGCAGGAGCGCGAGGTGATCGAGGACGGGTACGTTCGAGACGACAAGAAGCGGGCGCTGGAGCAGTTCCGACGCGACAAGCTGCGGGTCGAGCGCCAGGAGCGGTCGCTGGGCAGCTGGGTGCTGCGAGAGATCACAGGGTTGCGGAAGGCGTTGCTTGAGCCGGTGCGTCCGGTCGCGTAAACGTACGCCATTGTAGTACGCTATGGGCGGGCCTGTGCAGACAACTGCACGGGCTCGTTCGAAGGAGGGCGGTGCTGGTGATGATGATCCGGTGAACGAGGACGTCGTCGGGTGGCTCAGTCAGGTGTTTGCTTAGGCCCTGATCGGCCCTGATAGGGCCTCGTTAAGACCGGGCACGTAAGCCTGAGGCTCCCATTGCCGAGGCTCGCATGCCCACGAAGGCGCTAACCACCGTCAAGGCCGCCGGCGTCCCGGCGAAACGCGGCTTCGACGCCAACATCAGGGTGCTCAAGGCCAACGCCTCGCAGGGCGAGGTGGTCCGCTCTCAGGGCTGGGAGTACGAGGACGAGTTCGAGCAGATGTACGGCGTGCGGGACGGGACCAAGCCCGAGATCCTGCTGCCGCCGTTCCAGCCCAAGACGCTCGAGGCGCTCTGCCAGCAGAACAACACCCTCTCGACCTGCGTCGAGGCGATGGTGGTCAACGTCCACGGGACGGGCTTCAACATCGTGGCCTACGACCAGGACGACAAGGACGATCCACGTCTCGACGAGCTCTACGCCTTCTTCGCGGAGGTGTTCCCCGGCGTGAGCTTCCTGACGCTGCGCAAGCAGGTCGGCCGCGACCGCGAGAAGTCGGGCAACGGCTACATCGAGTTCATCCGCAACGGCGAGGACCAGCTGATCTTCCTCAAGCGGATGGAGCCGAAGATCACGCGCCTCTGCAAGCAGGACGAGCCCAAGACGGTGCCGATCTCCGTCACCCGCAACGGCGAGACGTTCACGGTCCACTACGGCCAGCGCTTCCGCCGCTTCGTGCAGTGCATTGGCGAGAAGAAGTTCCGCTACTTCAAGCCCGTGGGCTGCCCGCTCCACCTCAACGCCGAGACCGGCCTGTGGGACGAGAACACGCCGCTCGAGAAGCGCGCCTCCGAGGTGCTCTGGCTCCCACGCGACGAGGACAGCATCAGCCCCTACGGCGTGCCGACGTGGCTGCCGCAGCTGCCGTCGGTGATGGGCTCTCGCAAGGCCGAGGAGCACAATCTCGAGTTCTTCGACAAGGGCGGCGTGCCGCCCATCATGGTGTTCGTGCACGGCGGCCAGCTGACCGAGGAGGCTGCGGACACGCTGCGCCAGCACCTCCAGGGAGGCGGCCGCAACAAGCACACGATCCCGGTCATCGAGACCCTGTCCACCGGCGGCTCGATCGACAGCGGCTCGGGCGTGAAGGTCACCGTCGAGCGCTTCGGCGCTGAGCGGCAGAACGACAGCATGTTCGAGAAGTACGACGCGAGCTGCGAGGCCCGCGTCCGTTCCTCGTGGCGCTTGCCACAGCTGTTCGTCGGGCGCGTGGACGGGCTCGCCTTCGCCACGGCCTTCGCCTCCTACACCGTCACCGAGGGCGCAGTGTTCGCCCCTGAGCGCGGCTGGTTCGACGAGATCGTCAACCGCTACATCATGCCTGAGCTCGACCCGGACGGCATGTTCAAGTTCCGCAGCCGGCCCCTCACGATCCGCGACGTCGACCAGCAGCTCAAGGCGCTGGGCATCGCAGTCGAGAGCGGCGTGCTGGGCCGCGAGCAGCTCGTCGAGGTCCTCAGCGAGGTCTCGTCGTTGGCGCTCCGCCTGGACGATGACGACATCGTGCAGGTTGGGTCCGGCACGTCCTTGGGCAACGTGATCGACCCCAAGGACGTGCTCACCCCGACCGGCGTGGGCACCTCGATGTCGACGCCCGCCAAGAAGCTCCGCACGGTCTCCAAGAGCGCGGACCCCGCGATCACGGCGATGGCCGAGCGGGCGGCCAGCCTGTTCTTCGACGCGGCCGAGCCAGCTCAGTTGTTGAGCCTCATGCAAGAGGTCGTGACCCTGCCCAAGGCCGAGGCTGCGGAGTTCCGCACGGCGCTCACCCAGGCGGTGATGGGCGGCGGCCAGGACGGCGAGTTCTCCAAGCTCGCCTGCACGACGATCTTCGCGCTGATGGCGGCGCCGCATGGCGCGGCTTGAGACCTTCATCGAGATTGAGAGCCAGTTCGACGCCTTCATGCGGCGGCGGTGGGACGAGGCGTGGGCGAACGTCCAGGGCGACTTCCAGGACCGCTTGAACGCTGCCGACTGGAACGGTGCGATCTCCCTGGTCGAGGGCGTCCAGCTTCCCGAGTGGACCGAGAAGGAGAGCAAGCGGCTGCGGCTGCTGAGCATCTCCAGCTTGCGGTTCGGCTCCTCGCTGATCCGGCGCAAGGACGACGGGCGCTGGACCGACAAGGACAGCGACCTGCGCCTGCTCGAGGCGTCGATCGTGCAGGCCCGCGAGATGGAGCGTGTGACCGCCCCCGCCTTCGCGGCCAAGGCCGTGCGCGCTGTGGTCGCCCGCGGGCTGGGCCAGTTGGCCGACGACGAGAGTGCGATCCACAAGGGCATGTACCCTACAGGGTGCGGTTGCGGTGTGGTCGAGGAGATGACGGTCGGCATGAGCGAGGCTGAGGCCTTCGCGGTGGGCTACCTCTACGACTGGGTCAGCGGGGCGGCCCAGGTGACGAAGGACGAGCTGGTCCCGGGCGACTTTGGCTACCAGCCCCAGGCAGGCCAGCTCCCGACCTGGGCGGTCGGCTTGAGCGACATCGCCCGCACGGGCGGGCGCACAGCGTCCACGCTAGGCGCGAACGTGCAGGTGAGCCGGCTGGTGAACTACGGGGCGCTGACCCGGCTCCAGGCTGAGCGCGTGGCGATCTACCGGATCAAGGCCGTGCTCGACCGCAAGACCTCCAAGATCTGCAAGCGGATGAACGGCAAGACGTTCAAGGTTGAGGATGCGATTGTGCAGCTCGAGCGGGCCATGCTGGCGCCGTCGATCGGGGACATCAGGCAGATCCACCCGTGGATACCAAATACTCAGGCTGTGTTGGCACAGTTGGAGAAGTCCACCAGCGAGGACCTCGCAGGCAAGGGCTGGCGGGTGCCGCCGTTCCACCCCCGGTGCCGGTCTGTCGTCGTCCGTGCAGTGAGGACCACCGTGTCCGTCACCACTAATTGAAACCAATTCAAAGGAATTGAAATGCGCTTGATCGACCTGGAGCCCCGCTGGCTGGAGCACAACGGCGAGAAGATGGGCTTCGTGTTTCGCTGCCCCACCGCCTCGCGGGTCTGGCAGACGGTGTTCTTCCAGCCGACGCCGCGTGCGTTGCAGGAGCGCGTCGCGAAGAAGAAGGCGGTCGCGTCGTGAGCGCGCTGGTGTTCGTGCTGGCGCCGCCCGGCAGACTCGGCGTTGTACGCGAGGCCGTGGAGGCGCTCGGCATCAGCGCGGCGCGGCAGGGTCGCCTCGTGCTGGCGTCGAACGCGGCCGACCTGCGCGGCGTCTCGCGCGGCGCGTGCGGTGTCGTCTACGGCGACGACCCTGCGCGCCTCGACCCCGCGCTGCAGCGCGG